GGATCACTCCCATTATATCCTCGAAAACCTGAGACACGTCATCGTTGAAGCACCAATCATCTACTGATGGCACATACAAATGTTTGTGTTTAGTACGGATCACTCCCATTATATCCTCGAAAACCTGAGACACGTCATCGTTGAAGCACCAATCATCTAGTTTAGACGACAAACCAGCGAATAAATCCTTGGGTTTCATGTGTCTAAGAGATTCTATGTGTTTACAGAAACGCTGCGGCAAGAAGTACCATTTGCCTTTGTTGTCCAAGTAAAATCTATTGCTAAAGTATTCACTCCCCTCAAAAGTCTCGTGTCTCTCTAGTTTCAGTTCAATGCCAAAAGAGGCATGTGCTGCGATATACTTATCAACAAGGTTATCAGGCAAATGCTGAATAACATCGTCACCACCTGCAACGAAAGGCAGTTCGATGATTTCCTCATACTTCATACCGATACTAAAACAAGCAAGGACATGTACAATAACCTGCATGACTGAGTTAGAAAAGATGGTCAATAACCAACCACTTTTAAGGTAGCCAGCTTTGAGCGCTTTAATAACGTAACCATTATTCAACCTATACTCACCTTCTTCACCAACCTGCATAATGGTTAACTCAATATCCAAAAGTACATTTTGATAATCTTCTTGTGACATGTCAGGATGTTTCTTACACAGATTTTGCACTATTTTTGCTAACATTCTGTAGAATTCGATTCTAACAGAGAGATCCCAGGTCTTCTTATCAGAACTGAAAGTAACTTTGTTGCTAAATCTACTTGCCATGTTTGCAATGTGTCCAGGTGTTTTTGGGTTAAACGTGTACCAAATGAATTTCGATCCCTTATGAATTGCATCTACATTTAGAAGATTGCGAAAAATCACAATATTCTGTAAAGTCTTATGCAATGGAAAGGATAATATCACTCTGGCCATCCAGGCAAGAATCTTATGTTTCTTAGTTGCCTCATATTTGAGGAACATTCGATACAAGATAGATTCTTTCCAACAAGCTAACATTTTCTCATACAAAAACCGAACCCCCAATTTTTCCAAAACTTGTCCATTGGAACTGAGTCCTTCTTCCAAGTATGGAAGTCCTGGTGATTTGTTGTCTTCTATGTGGTTGGTGTTAATTATGTTCTCGAAGTACTCAAACGATTTGTAATTTGGGTCTACCTCAAAAGAAAAATCGCTGATCATAGCTGTTACTGCAACAGCAACCCTATCTTCCTCGTCAGGAGTTATGGGTTCCGGGCAGTTGAGCATCTGTTCTCCGTGCTTGTTGATGGCGTTGATACATGATTTTGTGTCCATCTTGTGGCCAGCCGCTGGATACTCAAACTCACCCTCAACATAACCTAGACTCTTAAATCTTTCAATAAAAGGTTCTAAAATCTTCGTTGTTTCGTCGTGCATGGTATCCGGAGATGGTGAGTGCAATTTCTTGCGGATTTCTACTATCTCAAAGTGCGGACTGACCTCCATCAATTCAACTTCTTCTTCTGGTTTCACTGGGTTATCTTCGTAATCACCCCAATTGTGGAGTGGTTTTGCAAACATCTCAGTGAAAGCCTCCACATCATCTTTGTAAACTCTTTCGATTTGCCCAGTCCTATTGTCTAAAGCTAGAGCGTATTCATCATCGAAATCGTCGACAAAATATGTAGCTTCCTTACCTTTGCGACGTCTAAAGCTTCTTATGATCTTCTGTTGAAATTCAGAAGAATCTTCTTTAGTCACTTGTGATTTTTTACTAATAAAGTGTTTAATATGGTCAATTCTGAACATGATGTTCCTTTCTTCGTAATTATCTGATCCTAAATGTACTCCCCGTACAGCTCCGCTAGCGGACATGACAGGAGTTCCACTGAACCCAGGTAAAGTTGAACATGTGTGGGCCATGAAGTTTCCTTGTGGATAATCTACGTTGGTGTGTGTGGTTAGAACTCCACAAGCGGTGTGCAGCGTTCCAGCTATAAAGCTGTAGACTGTAGCGGTATCAGAGTAGGAATTAGTTACTGACTTTTTAGGTTCTTTAACTCTAACTTTCTCAAAAAACTCGTTATTCATGGGTAAAACGAACACATCGTGCCTTTCAAACTCTTCAAGATATCTCTTTGCTTTAATGACTTCTACATTGTCTAAGTCAAAAGTCCAGCGTTTCTTGGTTTTTAAGTTTGGG